ATGGTGGTTCAAACGATAGTGGCATGGACAACAAAGAGAAAGTTGGATATAATGCACTATTACAAATCGCTAAGAAACTTAACAAAGCATACAATGATGAGGCAACTGCACAATCAGACGAGGCAGAAGAAAGAGCCATTGACCAAGTAAATAAATTCAGAAATGAATTTCAGTCAAAAGCAAAATTCTACAAATCATCAACTGCCCAAAAAGCGAGAGCAGATGCAAACAAGGCAATACCACCAAAAGAAAGAGATACAGGGAGTTAAGTATGAACTTATTTCACGAGTCAAAAAAGGTTTTAGATAAAGATGGTAAGGTCAATCCCCTTGGCCCCTATGGTAAACAAAAACTCACAGGTCGTGAAGTATCTACTTACTTTAGACGAAATAAAGTCAAAGACCCACAAATAAAAAAGGCAGTAGAAGTTGCACTTGATTTACAAGGTGCAATGTCTGTCGCATCTAGTGAAATCAAAAAGTTCTATGGTGATAAGATTCTTAAATCAAAAGAAGTTCAGAGTGCATTGAAGTATGCAAATGAATCAGTAGAATATGATATCAGAGAAGACCTTAATGAATTCAGACGATACATTGTTAAAGGACCAAGAGGCGAAGTAAAAGTCACCGCAAATAGTGAGAGTGATGCAATTACTAGAGCTAGAAGTGGTCACATGGCAAACACACCTAGAAGTGCTTTCTCTGCCAGAATGGAAGGTTCTTTTTGGGGTCAAGATGGCATGAACAAAGCAGCCAAGAAGATGTTTAACAAAAACACTCATGTCAAATTAGTTAAAGACAAGGGTAGTTATCAAAGTGCTACAGTATCTAAAACAGATACTAAGAAAATTGCACAACTAAAGAAAAACGGTTACAAACAAGTGCCAATTGAGGCATTAGACAAAGAAGATGAGAAGACTGTAAAAGATGTTATAGGTCAACTTAACAAGGCAGTCAAAGCTCACAAAGGTCAAGTAAAAACTTTAACAAAAGATTTGAAAGATTCAGTAAACGAAAACTACAGAAAACTTGCACAATATGGTATGGGCACAGAGACATCTAAAAGTGCGAGAGTTGGTTTAGAACATGATTTTTATGACTCTAAGGGCAATAAACAATTTGGTAAAATCATTCAAAAAACAAATACAGGTTATCTTGTCAAAGATGACAAGGGTAAAAAACATGTATTAAAATATCATGATAGAAAGAAAGCAGCTAAGATGTTAAAACCAAATTATGTTCACACAGAGAAAAATGAGTTTAGTAAGAATCCTCTAAAAGGTTTCCCATACAACGAACAATTACAAAAGAATATTCAAGAAGAAGTTCGAAGTGTTTTAGGTGAAGCACCATATGACAAGGCTGATGTAAAGAAAGTTCAAGGTCTAGAAAAGAAACTACGAAATATGCTCAAAGAAGTAGATAAAGTTATGAGAGGTTCAGGTTTATCTGCCCCAGCATTTTCAATGGTTCGTGGTGGTATTACAAAAGGTTTAACATCAATAGAAAAATTCTATAAAATTGCAAACAAGAATGTCAAAGAATCAATAAACGAAGTCACTGATAAAGAAATAAACATGGCGAAGAAACTTTCTAAAGACATGGAAAAAGTCAAGAAAGGTTATCAACAAATCGCAAAGACAGGTGACAAGACACTCAAAAATACAGGGTTCAATCCTACATACGAGGCAATACTAAAGGCACAACAGAAAGTATTATCTTTGATTGGTGAACTTAACACCATGAAGATTATGAGTGATAGAGCCGCAAGTAGACAGAAAGATTCAAAAGGCAGACCAATCATGAACTCTTTTGATACATATAGACTTATGCAAGATTCTGAACATATCGAACTCATAGAAGACAAAGTTCTTAAATTTACAAAAGTAAAAGACAAGAGTTTAGAGAAACATTTAAAATTTGTCACTAAGAAAGTTGGTGCAAAACTAGAAAAGATTGCAGGTGGTTTTCAAGTGTCAGATACAGACATGAAAGGTTTCACCGCAGTTGTTGATTACATATTCGACAAGTCAATTAAGAAGAACATGTTAGATGGTGGCGGTATGTCAGATGTCAACATGGTAAACGAAGGCAAATATTCAAAGTATTCAGACTTACTTCTTAAAAAACAAAGAATGCCAGATAACGCAGACAAGACTCAAATCAATAAACAAATCTCAAAAGAGAGACAGAAATTAAATATGAGTATGTGGGAAGATGCAATCGAAGAGAACATCGAAAGAGGTATCATGAAAAAGATGCGAAGAGGAAGAGTCGCAAAAGGAATGCCGAGGTAACATATGGCCAGAATGTCAAAAGAAATGCCAATTAAAGTCTTTGCAAAGAAGGTTGGTATCGATAAAAAAGAACAAGAGTGGATTGAAAAGAATGAGAAAGACACTCACTACTATAACAATAGTGCATTAAAGAATTCATGGTTATCTTTAAGTTATCCTATCTATGATGGTGATTACTACTTTGCATTTATACATGACAAAGTAAGAGTAAACGCACAATATAACGCAAAGGCAAACAGAGAACTTAGAACTTATGTAAAATCATTTTTAGATGAAGATGAAATCTTTGAAAGAATGGAAAAGTATTTTGCAATGCAATTCAAAAATGCAGGTGCAGGCGATACAATGACTAGAGAAGAACTCTGGACTGCAATCGTTGACATGAGAAAAAAGAATCCTGCACCTAAAAGAGAATCTTACACACCAGAAGATAAATATCGTTTAATGGCTGAAGATGCACAAGAGATTGCCAGAAAATCTGCTGAGATGATAAGAAAGACTCAGGCAAAACAAAGAATACTAAAGTTAAATGTTGACATTCAAAGGGCAAAAGCTGCCCTTGCAAAGGCAAGAGAGGCAGATAGTCCTCAGGCAGATAGTCTAAGTGACAAATATCAAGACCTTAGAAAGAAAAGAGATTCATTAGAAGATTCACTATATGACTAAAGAATTAACAAACGCACAGATTGAGAAGATTCTCACTACTGATGCAAGAAGAAAAAGTTTCAAAAAGAAATTGTTGAAACTTGGCTATGTCAAGAAAAAGGCAGGCGAAGTCAACAAGATTATGGAGAAAATTGCTGATTTTGGCATGATGTCAGATGCAGGCAATAAGAAAGTCGCTCGTGCAGTTGCACAGGCAAAGAACGAGAAAGACTTGAAAGCCAAACTAGATAAAATATCTACAATGGCAAAGGGTAAGTATTCAGAAGCCGAAGAGGATGAAGTATACCAAAGAGCTTTAGATGCAATGCAATCTAAGGCAAAGGGTGTTCAGAACAGACCAGACGCCTCTATGTTGATGCAACTTCGTAAGTTTAAAGATATCACTAAAGATGGTGAAGTCAGAACAGACGATATGAAGAAAATCAAGGTAAAAAGAGACGATGCAGTCAAAGTTCATGACGCTTTAATGTCAATTAGAGCGCCTGTTCGAACTAAATACTTACAGTTATTACAAAAAGATAAAACAAATTTCGATAAGGTTTTCAAAACAGTATTGAAATATGCTAAATAAGAGAGGAAAATAAAATGGCATTATGGGGAGTATCAGACTCAGATGAGTCAAAACCAAAATACTTATCTACTGCTGACGCTAAGAACTGTATCGCAAAACCTGAAGGTTGGGTTTTAAAGAAAACAGTTGGTTCAAGAAATCTTGAAGAAATCTTAGTTGCTACTGGTGCTGACCTTGCTGTTGGTATCGGACAGGCAGACATCGTTGAGATAGACTTTGTTTCTACAGCATTCGATAAATCAGATGGTGGAACACTATCAGTTAAAGTATTCTTTAACGAGAATGTGACTGTATCAGGAACACCACAATTAACTGTTGTTAATGACCAAAGAGCAAACCACACATTATCATATGCAAGTGGTTCAACAACCAACGAATTAGTATTTGAACTTGCAATTGCAGCTAATAACGCTGCTACAAGTGCAGGTGACGAACTAAGTATTGGTGCAAACGCAATATCACTCAATGGTGGAACTATTGTTGATACTGCTGGTGGTGGCAACTCAACTATCACAAACAGTGGTGCAATAGGAACAGCAGCTGGCACAATAACAGTCGCCGCTTAATTAGGGAAAGATTATGAGAATTAAAGTATTAGGTTCAGAAGCAGCTTGTGGAACATCCACAACAAATGGTTCAAACTTTGGCAGTTCAACTGCTGTAAGACTAGTGAACTCTGGTGGAACAGATAGACTTGTTTCAATAGAGAATAGCTCTAATAGTTTAATTGGGACTTTCACATTGAAGGCAAATTCATCAGAGGTTGTTGAAAAAGAACCTTCTGATGAAATCTTCGCCGCCAACGCAGAAGTATTAGGTGTTGGTGTCGCAATAACAGGATAGAATTATGAAAACATTTAAAGAATATTTACACGAAGACCATGGCATGCCAGGGTTTCAAGGTGCAGGTTTATCTTCATCTAAAGTTCCTTATGACATAGATGACTTAGAAGTTAAGAACAAAGTAAACGCAATATTAGGACATACTGCTGTTTCTGAGTTCATGAACCCTAAAGCTGCTATCGCACAAATGGAATCAAAACTATCTATGTTAGGTCTTCATAAGAAAAACTCAGTTGAAGGTCATGGTGAAGTTCAAGAAGAAGAGTTCTCAGGTTCAGGAGAAATGAACTTAGAGTTTTCACTTCGAGGCGAAACAATTGGTAAATCAGTTGACACACCTATTGACCAATTAGACAAAGAAGAGAAAATCGTTTCTCTAAAAGTCAAATACGAACAACTAGAATCAGGTTCGTTCAAAGTATACGGTTCTTTAGTATAAGAACCTCTGTTAATTGTCTACTATATATTAGTAGACAATTTAACAACTACAATTTATATTATGGGTCTATTTGACAAAATCACAGCAAAAAACTTCAACGCATTTGCACAAAAACATTACGATGACCCCCAATGTGAAGACATTGAGGACTTTAATGAAGACTTGCGTAGGTTTAGATATCTAAAACGATTACTACATCGTTATCACGAAAATGGTGAAATGAGAGAACGCCTCATGTTAAACCATATCATATGTCTTTTCAATGTATTTGGTTATAAACCATGCATGAGAATGTTAGAATTCAAAATCAAAGATGAACAACACTGGTCATCAATCAAGACAATGTTATTGTATCTAAATCTCATAGAAGAGGGTTGGTTGATAGATTATCCCATAGACGAAAAACTTGCAACAAGACTAAGAGAACTATAGTCATTCAGATTGCATAAATAGATATATGGTCGGAAGAGTAATAGACAGTTTAATCGTATTCAGGATTTTGAAGATGTTGACAACAGACTTCAAAAAAACTCCTGCATATAAGTTTGGGTTCATAGACTCAAATGGTAATCGTATCAAGAAACTTCCTCATCCAACTGTAAAGGGTTCATTCATAGAAAATGAACCTAAGACCAAAGAAGAAAAGAATTCACTTACACCATTACATAGATTAGTATTCAATCTAAAGAAACTAATTAGAATGGTGCCATTTGGTAAGACTGCATTTGCCTCATACGCCGTTGCACTTGCATTACTCAAAGAAGAAACAAATCTAGACTCAGAACAAACAGACCAACTGTATGAAGACTTCTATAGACTACTCAAAGAAGAAGATGTATTTGAACCTGAGATGTTAGAAGAGGCGACAGAAGTTGGTAAACTTTGCACTTTAAGAATGGAGGGTGGTGACTATCATCTAAGAAGACAACTTAAACAAAACTTTGAAGACAATGGCGAAATCAAAATTTATCCAGAGAAGACAAAGATAACAGATGTGAAAGAATCTTGCATAGGTTATGGTGTTCTCATTTACGAAGGAAGAATAGGCGAAGACAAAGTTCTATTCACTGCCGAAGATGTATATTGAAGAAGTATTATATCACATAGACGAAGACTATAGAAAATGGTGTGACACTGTAGATTTAGTATTCGAAGAATTACTAATCGAAGACACTAAAAAGAAAGATGCATGGTTCTTTGATATGTCGCCAGAGAAACAACAGGCATACATCAAGGCGCATCCTGATTCAGAAAAGACAAAACAACTCAAAAAGGCAATCGCCGACAAACCACAATCAGACGAACCAGAACCAGAAGACAAAGAGGCAGATGATTATGCAGATGGTGTTGGTGATGGTGCAGAGGCAGAACAAGAACCAGAAGTAGATGAGACATTACCAGATACAGTCAAAGACTTAAAACAACATGTTCAAAGTGTTGTAGATGCAGTTGGCGCCGATTTAGAAACAATACAAATTGCATTTAAACAACCATCAGTATACAATACAGTTAAGGCAATTGGTGGTTCTATATCCGCATCATCAAGAATTGTCATGGGCACACTTAGAACTGTAGGTAAAACTCTTACAGTTGGTGGCGCCGCTATTCATGATACAAAATCATTTCAGAAATTAGAAAGAGGTATCATAAAGACTGATGAGTTTATGCAGTCAAACCCAGCATTATCAAAACTTAGTGCAGTTGCAGTATCAGGACTTGCAATTGGTCAGTGGTTGAGAATGTCATTCTCAGGTGATATTGAATCTGATTTTGACCTTACGATAATACCACAAGCATTTGCAGGAGAGGCAGGTTTCAGAGAACTAATCGCCACACCTGATGGTATAAAAGGTATGGGTTTACTATCTGTAGGTATGGCAACAGGCGGTCTTCCTATCTGGATGGGTGGTGCTACAGGTCTTGCACTTGCATTGACATACTCAGGATTACAGAGTGCAGGTGAGACTAAGGCAGGCAAAGTCATGAAAGAGAGAATGGTCAAATGGGCAGAGTCAATGGGTCAATCAATAGAGAAAGGCACAAAGGCAGTTGACAAGAAACTTGGTATTCAGAATGAGATGTTTATTGAGTCAGTTCAGAAGTTAGATAGTCTCAAATCACAATTCGATGCAAAGAAAGTCAAGAAGAAAGAGTTAGGTAAATTCTTCGATATCAAATGTCTAGAAGAACTAGATATGAAAGACCCGCCTGCAAACACATCAAAAGAAACAAGGGCAGAATTAGAACAGATGAGTAAACAAATCAAAAACTTATCTGACGCCAAGAAGAAAGAGTATATTGATACAGACCATGACACAGCATACTATATCAAAGAATACATGGAAGACAATGACTTAGAGTTTAGTGAAAGATTTATAGAAGTCTTGATAAAGAGTGCAAGAAATGTAGGAAGACATTTCAAAAACAAATATATGAGACCAAGACCATATGTTGTTGCAAAGAAACTTGGTATGCCTATAAAGTTTTTAGATACTGAGACAGCACATTCACCTGCATATCCTAGTAATCACGCACTACAGGCGAAAGTAGTTGCAAACTACTACAGTAAGATATATCCTGCACATCAAGACCAACTGTTTGAAATGGCAGATAAATCAGGTGAAGGAAGAGTCAACGCAGGTATTCATTATCCTAGTGATAAGATTGCAGGTTATAAAGTTGCAGATGATATGATGGAATACATTCTAGATTGGGATGCCCATAATAACATACTAGATGAAGATGCACCAGTGAACGCAACAGGCGCCGCTGTATCAACAGATACGCCACTTGTCAGAAGTAGAAATAGATATAAAGACAAGAACAAAAAAGAGGCTGAGAAACTCTATACACGAATTCTCAAAAGATACGACTATTAATATGTTAAAATTTTTAAACTGGCTAGCCCTATTTACCTCTATAGGTATTGCAGGTATCGCCGCTTACTTTTCAATCTTAGGTATGGCAACTATATTTGCAGGTGCATATATTGGAACTATTGTCATGATGAGTGCATTAGAGTTTGGTAAGTTAGTGACTGCCGCCTTTTTACATATTGCGTGGGACAAACTAAACTACATGAAATACTATCTAGTCACCTCAGTTGGTGTCTTGATGTTAATTACATCATTAGGTATATTTGGGTATCTATCAAAGGCAAACATAGAGACAACACTTGTAGGTGATTCATACTCACTAGAGATGTCTATCATCGATAAGAGAATAGAATCTAAAGAAGGACAATTACAGAGACTAGAAGATAGAGTTGCAGGTTTAGATAACATTCTAGACACTGCAAGACCACAAGACAGAAACTATATTGATAGAAGACAGAAAGATGAGAGAGATGAAATCGCAAATGATATTGACATAATCATAGGTGATATAGTAGAATTGAATGAAGATAAATTACCATTACAAAGATTGCAGTTAGAACAAGAAGCGGAGATTGGCCCAATCAAGTATGTTGCAGAGGTAATTTATGGTCAAGAGGAAAGTGTCAAGTATCTTGACAACGCTGTTAGGTGGGTGATTTACGCACTCATCTTTGTGTTTGACCCACTTGCGGTGTTATTATTGGTGTCAACAACTGGTCTGATTGCGAGAAGAGTCGAACAAGATAAACCAAAGGTTGTTGAGAACAGATATGTCATTCAAGTGCCTAAAAATAAACTTCCTAAAGTAGACAAAACCAAGTAGACAAACAGACCACATTACTGTATAATGAATAGTAATGTTATGGTTAGAGCGAAAATATTTGTCGATGGTTATGGCGAATCTCGACAGGTCAAAATGGGTCAATGAAAACACATTGAATCATCGCTGTCCCTATTGCGGTGACTCTCAAAAGAACCTATATAAGTCCAGAGGTTATCATTTTGTTAAAGAACAATCGTTCATCTATAAATGTCATAACTGTGGTAAGACAACATCAAGTGTAAACTTTATAAAAGAAAACTTTCCTACAGTTCACAGAGAATACTTGAAAGAGTATCTTGCAGAACAAGGGCATAAACCCAAAAGAAAAATGCCTTCAAGTGACAAATTTAAGTTCACTCCAAGAACAGATATTCTAAATAAAAATGAGACTAAGGAGAAAAAGAATATGCTTGAAGCGATTTCATTTCCTGTAGTCGAGAATCATGAGGCACGCCAATATCTGTTAGATAGAAAAGTGCCTGAGTTCGCAATGAAGGACTTGTGGTTCGTACCACAGGCACAAACTCTTAACTTATTATCTAATAAGTATAAGGACAGAGTTTTGGGTAAAGACCCAAGAATAGTATTACCATTCTATGATGAGGATGGGAAACTGGTTGGGGTATCTGGTCGTGCAATCAACGATTCACCACTCAGATATCTTACACTCAGATTTCGAGATGACTTTCCACTCATCTTTAATCTTAACAAAGTGGACAGAACAAAGACAATCTATGTGACAGAGGGACCCATAGACAGTCTATTCCTTCCGAATAGTATCGCAGTTGCAGGAAGTGATTTTAAGAAGATACCAGAAGATATAAAAGACAACGCAATACTTGTATTTGACAATGAACCACGCAACAAAGAGATAGTCAAAAAGATAGAAGAGGTCATAGACCTAGGATATCGTGTGTGCATTTGGAATGATAAACGAATAACAGAGTGTAAAGATATTAATGATATGATAATGAGTGGTTTGAGTGAGAGTGAGGTTGTTGAAATCATCAATCGTAATACAGTTTCAGGTCTCTCAGCAAAATTACAATTGGTGGAGTATAAGAAGATATGAATTCAGAAATAAAAGTTATTAAGTCAGATGGTTCAAAAGTCAATATTGATTTAGATAAGATACATAAAATGGTTGAGAAGTCCTGTAGAAATATTACAGGCGTATCAGAATCACTAGTAGAAATGAATAGTGGTCTACAATTTTATGATGGTATTACAACGCAAGAAATACAAAAGATACTTGTCAAGAGTGCAAGTGACCTTATCAGTTTAGAATCACCAAACTATCAGTTCGTGGCGGCCAGATTATTATTGTTTGCAGTTCAGAAACAAGTATTCAATACAAAGTGGAAAGATGCAGAGATATATCCACCACTCAAAGATATCGTAGAAAGAAATGTAAACGCAGGTTTATATACAAAAGATTTACTAGATGATTATACAGAAGAAGAGTATACAAAGTTAGATTCATATCTAAGACATAGTAGAGATTATGAATTTACATATGCAGGTCTACAACAAGTAGTAGATAAGTATCTGATTCAAGATAGGTCAACAGGCACATTGTTTGAGACACCACAATTCATGTATATGTTAATTGCAATGACATTGTTTAGAAACTATGACAAAGATAACAGACTTACATATATCAAAAAATATTATGATGCAACATCTCAGTTTAAGATAAACATACCTACGCCTATCATGGCAGGTGTAAGAACACCACTGAAACAATTTGCATCATGTGTTCTAGTTGATAGTGATGATACATTAGATTCACTATTCTCTAGTGACATGGCGATTGGTCGATATGTCGCCCAAAGGGCAGGTATTGGTATCAACGCAGGAAGAGTTAGAGGTCTTGGTGCAAAGATAAGAGGTGGCGAAGTGCAACACACAGGTGTTATACCATTCTTGAAAAAGTTCGAGTCAACGGTCAGATGTTGCACTCAGAATGGTGTAAGAGGGGGTAGTGCAACAGTTCATTTTCCTATCTGGCACCAAGAAATCGAAGATATTATTGTTCTAAAGAACAACAAAGGAACAGAAGACAACAGAGTTAGAAAACTAGATTATAGTATTCAGTTATCAGAATTATTCTACAAGAGATTCTTAAACAACGAAGAGATAACTTTATTCAGTCCTCATGATGTGCCTGGTTTATACGAGGCATTTGGTACCGATACATTTGATGAGATGTATGAAAAGTATGAGAACGCATATTCAGTTCCTAAAAAGAAAATAAGTGCCAGAGAGTTAATTACAGATTTACTCAAAGAAAGAGCGGAGACTGGCAGAATCTATATCATGAATATAGACCATAGTAATACTCATAGTTCATTCTTAGATAAGGTGAACATGAGTAATCTATGTCAAGAGATTACATTACCTACAGACCCAATACAACATATTGATGACCATGAGGGTGAGATTGCACTATGTATATTGAGTGCGGTGAATGTGGGTGTAGTCAAAGATGAAGAACTAGAAGAGATTTGTGACCTTGCAGTGAGGGGTTTAGAAGAGTTGATTGACTATCAAGAATATCCTGTCGCTGCCGCTGAGATGTCTACTCGTGCAAGAAGAAGTTTAGGTATAGGGTATATTGGTCTTGCACACTATCTGGCGAAAAACAGAGTCAAATATAGTGACCAGAACGCCTGGAATCTCGTCCACGAGTTGACTGAGAAGTTTCAATACTATCTACTCAAATCAAGTAATCAAATTGCAATAGAAAAAGGTGCATGTGATTATTTCGATAGAACAAAGTATTCAAAAGGTATTCTACCGATAGATACATATAAGAAAGATGTAGATGATATTGTAAAACCAAAATATACTATGGATTGGGAGAAACTAAGGGCAGAGATAATGACAAATGGTTTGAGACATTCAACACTTACTGCACAAATGCCAAGTGAATCATCTAGTGTATCATCAAATGCAACTAATGGTATTGAACCACCTAGAGATTACTTGTCAGTCAAGAAGAGTAAGAAAGGAACACTCAAACAAATAGTGCCACAATACTCACACCTTAAAAGTGCATACACTTTGTTATGGGATATGCCAGACAATACAGGTTATATCAACATAGTTGCAGTAATGCAGAAGTTTTTCGACCAAGGTATCAGTGGTAACTGGTCATACAATCCCGAGAACTATGATAATAATGAAGTGCCTGTATCAGTTATGGCGAAAGACTTACTGAATACATACAAATATGGTTGGAAGACATCATACTATCAGAACACTATGGATGGTAAAGTAGAAGATGTAATTCAAGAACCATTAGAACAAGACCCATTTGATAATGATGAGGAAGATTGCGATGCCTGTGCCATTTGATGCAAAGACAATAGAATATTATATGGATGCCAGAGTTCATGAATCACATGAACATACAACAAAGATAAGAGGCAGAACTAATCCTGAAACATGGCAGTTTATGAAAGAAAGATATGTTGTGTTGAGAGATTTTTTACCAAAAGAAATGATTCGATTTGCAATGGATATATGGCGTGCTGATGAAGAAAGAGGTGACTATCACACAAAACAAGAGAACAGAGATATCACATTTAAGAATCCTCAGTCATCAATAGGTAAATCTAAGGGTGGTTATTGCACACCATGGGGTGTTGCACTTCACGGTTTTATACATAATAAACTCAAAGATTATATTGATATGGATTTGAGGGAGACATACTCATATACTAGAAAGTATACAAGAGGTGCATATCTAGGAACTCACACTGATAGACCATCATGTGAGGTAAGTGCAACACTTTGTCTAGATTACAAAACCGATGACAACAAACCTTGGAAGATATGGGTAAAGAATGATAGAAATTATGCAAAAGTCGATGGCGATACTGTAAAGAAAGAATCACAGGACATACCGCAGAGACTTAGAACTAATCATGGGTGTAAGGCGATATCACTTGAACCAGGAGATATCCTGTTATATCAAGGACCAAACATACCACACTGGCGAGACTACTTACTAGGTGATTATAGTTATCATCTATTCATTCACTTCTTCAATGCACAATCTCTCATGAGAGATATCGATGAGTTTATTGTAGGCGAAAACCATGATGTTCCGACAGCACATCCTAGATATGCATTAGAACTAGATGGTCGTGCAAATAGATGGACAAATTTACAAACAAGTGAAGAGTTCAATAGATTTGATACTGCATATTATAAGGCAGAGTATCAAAACATGGTGAACAATTATGATGATTGGCATATAGTAGAGAAAAAGAAATGACAGTATTTAATAAGAACAAAATCGATTTCACAAAGAACAAGTTATTCTTTGGTGAAGAACTAAACACGCAAAGATTTGATGAGTTCAAATATCCTATCTTTGACAAACTTACACAAACACAATTAGGGTATTTCTGGAGACCAGAAGAAGTATCATTACAAAAAGATAGAAACGATTACGCAACACTCAATGATGCACAAAAACATATCTTTACTTCTAATCTCAGATATCAAACTTTACTAGACTCAGTTCAAGGTAGAGCGCCGTCCATAGCATTCTTACCATTCGTCACTTTACCTGAACTAGAGTCTTGTATCATCACATGGGACTTCATGGAGACTATTCATAGTAGAAGTTATACACATATCATCAAGAACATATACCCAAACCCTGCCGATGTATTTGACACTATTTTAGACGAAGATGCAATCATTAAGAGGGCAGTTATGGTCACAGAAAAGTATGACCATTTCATAGAATTAGGTCGTAGACAACTCTTAGGGTTGAAAGTAGATGAGTATGAACTATACAAGGCATTATATCTTGCACTTGTATCAGTCAACATACTAGAGGGCATAAGATTTTTCGTATCATTTGCATGTAGTTTTGCATTTGGTGAACTTAAACTGATGGAAGGAAGTGCGAAGATAATATCATTCATCGCCAGAGATGAGGCACAACACCTTGCAACATCACAACACATACTTAAATGTTATCAGAAACATGAGAATGATAAGATAATGAATAAAGTCATGAAAGATTGTGAACAAGAAGTTTAC